GCTGATGCAAAAACAAAATTAGAAGCATCTAAAGAAGCAAAGAAACCTAAACCTACAGGATTTGATGTTAAGGTAGATCAGGTAGCTAATGATTTATATGGAGAGAGTTTTAAAAATTTAGGATTAAATCAAAAACAAAATGTTAAACGATCTATCTTAGATAACTACGGAACAATTAATCAACAGATGATCGATGATGCAAATGAATTTTTAAGTGGTCTTACTCAAGCTTCTAAAAAAGAATTAGGTAGAGCTAAAAATAAAAATTTCTTAGATGCACAAAGAATATCTAAATTAAATCCTGGAGATTCCGCATTTGGTAATTATGATAAATTTTGGTCTCGTAAAATGTCATCTGGAGATGAAGGTCAAAAATCATTATTAGAACGTATCGCTAATCAAGACCTGCCGAGAAACACACGATCATTTGAAGGACTTGATAGAGCAGTACAAAACATTAAAGATTTATTAGATAGTTCTCAAGGAGGACAGGTTAGAGGAGGTATGTTTGGTGGGGTAGATACATTTGATGCTATCAAAGCACAAATAGTGGCCGATACCAAAATGCCAATAGAAGAATTTTTAGCAAAACTATTTCCTGATGAAGTTAAGTTTGCAGGATCGTATACGGATATATCTAAGAATGCACAACTACGAAGAGCACGATATGAAAGTGGCTCACAAGATTATCCATTTAAAAAACAAAAAGATTGGGTCAAGAATGTTTTAAAATCACATATAGAAAAAGCAATATCAGAAGGCAAGACAAACGTGTCCTGGAATCCTGGTGAAATTGTTGGTGTATATGAATCAGCTGATGCGAAAGATATTGCAGGGTATAAAACAATTTATAATAAACTTATGAAAGAAGCAGCAGAAGATTTAAATAAAGATTTAATGGAAAGAGCCGCTAAGTTAGGATTAGACCCAGAATCAGCTAGAATTAAAATATCAGGTGTAGGAGATGACATGAACTTTACATTACAATTTGATGGTGATGGTATAAATTCATACAGCCAAGCTGCTCCTGATTTAGTTAAAAAATCTTTTGACGGAAGAAAAATGGAAGTATCAGGATTACCTTATGTTGATTTTACAGAAGCGAAAGATACAATAAGAAAAATAGGTTTACCAATGCACGCAGATGGTGGTAGAGTAGGTTCTAAATTACCGGACGTAGATGAAATACTAGGAACAATTTAATGGCAATAGAAAAAGCATTACCAAACATGGCTCCAGGGGAGTTAGATCCTCTTGGCGTAGCACAAGAACAATCTGAAGTTAATATAGAACTTACTGATGATGGTGGAGCTTTAATTAATCAAGAGCAAGAATTACCTCAAATACCTTTTGATGGAAATTTAGCAGAAGTCCTTGAAGATAGTGAACTTGGAAAAATGTCAGATAATCTTAGGGCTTATTATGAAGATGATAAATCCTCAAGACAAGATTGGGAAAGATCCTACGTTGATGGTATTAAATTATTAGGATTTAAATATGAAGAACGAGCTAGACCTTTTCAAGGAGCTAGTGGAGTTACTCATCCATTACTTGCTGAATCCGCAACACAGTTTCAAGCACAAGCTTACAAAGAATTACTACCCGCAGGCGGTCCGGTAAAATGTAATATAGTTGGTGAACAAAACGAAGAGACAGAGCAACAAGCTAACAGAGTAAAAGATTACATGAATTATCAAATTACTACGGTAATGGAAGAATATGATCCTGATATGGATCAATTGTTATTTCATTTAGGATTAGCTGGATCTGCATTTAAAAAAGTTTATTTTGATGCACAACAACAAAGAGCTAAAGCTTCTTTTATTCCTGTAGAAGATTTAATTGTTCCTTTTTATGCAACTGACTTAGAATCTTGTCAAAGAATTACACATATCGTTAAACAATCTTACAATGAAGTTAGAAAAAATCAAGTTGGTGGTTTTTACAGAGATGTAGAAATTAGACCATCATTAGTTGAAAATAATCAGATACAAGAAGAATATCAAAACGTGCAAGGTATTAGTTCTACAACTTACGGAGAAGAAGATGACAATGAATATACATTATTAGAATTTCATTGTGATTTAGACATAGTAGGTTTTGAAGATAGGAATTTGGAAACAGGAGAACCTACAGGTATAAGAGTACCATATGTTGTTACTGTTGATGAAGGTTCCGGAAAAGTTTTATCTATATACCGAAACTTCAAACAGGACGATCCCCTTAGAAAAAAAATTCAATATTTTGTACATTATAAGTTTTTGCCTGGTCTTGGTTTTTATGGCTTTGGTCTTATCCACATGCTCGGGGGTCTCTCCAGGACAGCTACGTCAGCTCTCCGTCAACTCATTGATGCAGGTACGTTGTCCAATCTCCCTGCAGGATTTAAAGCGAGAGGGTTGCGAGTTGCAGACGACGATAATCCCATCCAACCAGGAGAATTCAGGGATGTAGATGCACCATCTGGTGATCTACGAGCAGGACTTTTACCTTTACCTTACAAAGAACCTAGTCAAACATTATTTATGTTACTTGGTTTTTGTGTTGATGCAGGAAAAAGATTTGCTGCTGTAGCTGATGCAAAGATAGGTGATTCAAACAATGCTAATCCGGTAGGAACTACCATGGCTATGATTGAACAAGGAACTAAAGTTATGAGTGCAATTCATAAAAGAATGCACTATGCACAAAAAGTTGAATTTAAATTATTATCAAAAGTATTCCAACAATATTTACCACCAGAATATCCTTACAACGTTGTAGGTGGTAACAGAATGATTAAGCAACAAGACTTTGATGACAGGGTAGATATTATGCCTGTATCCGATCCAAATATATTTTCTATGTCTCAACGTATTCAGTTGGCACAAGCACAATTACAATTAACAGGAGCTAACCCTGGAATTCATAATATTTATGAAGCTTACAGAAGAATGTACCAAGCACTTGGAGTTAATAATATTGATGCAGTATTACCACCTCCTCCTAAACCTGGACCTGTAGATCCAGCAAAAGAAAATTCAGAGGCGTTGAAATCTAAACCATTAACTGCTTATCCAGAACAAAATCATGAAGCCCATATAAAAGCTCACAGAGCATTTATGTCCTCAAGTTTAGTAAGACAAAGTGTAATTGCTATGGCTTCTTTACAAGCACATATAAGTGAACATATTTCATTTATGGCAAGACAACAAGTTATGGAAAAAAACAAAGAAGAATTAGAACAATTACAACAACAGTTAGGTGGACAACAATTACCTCCTGAAATGCAAAAAGAAATGCAAAATAGACTAGAGAGTGAAATTGCTGAAGTAGAATCTACTATAACAGAAGAAATTGTAGCAGAAGAACAAGAATATTTAGAAGGAACTGGTCAAGATCCATTAGTTGAATTAAAAACTAGAGAAATTGACATAAAAGAACAAGATGCACAGCGTAAAGCTATGTATGATATGGAAAAATTAGACATTGACAGAGGTAAATTAGATCAAAAAACTGAAATTGATCAGAAAAAACTTGACCAAGATGCTGAAATTGCAGCTATGAGAGCTGGTATCAATTTAAAACAAGCTAAAATGAGAAAAAATTAATGTCATATCCTGAAAATGATGATAAATTAAGTCGAGGCATAAATGATTTTGCATCACATGTGGAGCAATACGCAAAAACAAGTGAAGATAAGTTAATTATGGCGGCAGCTATGTTATCAGTTGTTAAAGCAATCTATATAGATCATGCTTTAGAGGGACCAATAGCAGAAACTGTTTTTGAAAATCAACTTGAGGATGTTTTTCAAATTAATTTGATAAAACCAACGTTACATTAAGGAAAATATGAAAAAAGATAAAAAAAAAGATAAGAAAAAAAAGAAGTACATGGGTGGTGGCATGATGCAAATGGGCGGAATGGGCTACATGGGCGGTGGAATGCCTAAAATGAACTACATGGGCGGTGGAATGACTCCAATGTCTCCAATGGGCTACGAAGATGGTGGTGAATTTAAACTTAAACCAGGACCTTCAGTAGAAGGCATGGATGTAGATAAAAATGTTAAAAAACCAACTAAAACTATGCGTGGAGTAGGGGCAGCAACCAAAGGCGTTAAGTTTTTTGGATAATTTGTGCGGACATTGCGGACATGCTTGTCATCATACCAACGGAGGCAGTTGTTCTAGTTGTGATTGCAATAATTGTGAACATGAGCTAGAAAATACTGTTGAATTCGAAGCGGACTTCGATTTGACTATTCATTAACTAAGGAGGTTATATGAATTTATTAAAAGACCTATGGGGCCATATCAAAGAATGGTCGGACTGGAAAATGAAGGACTGGATTAAGGCGGCTATTGTCGCTGTTATAGTTCTTTGGGTCATCAGTTGGATGACAGGTGGAGCTGCCTAGACTATGGTCTGGCAACTCTTAGCAAAACCTTTACTCGGCGTTGCTGCGGATACGGTCCGTGGCTTCGTCGAAACAAAAAAGGCAAAAGCTGAACTTAAAGTAACAGAAGTTAAAGCAGCAACTAAATTAAAACAAGATCAGATTGCTGGAAAAGTAAAATGGGAAACAACAGCAGTAGATCAGATGAAAGGTTCGTGGAAAGACGAACTAATTTTAATTTGTTTACTAGCTCCAGCAACATTAGTATTTTTTCCTGGAATGACACAGCATATAGAAGCTGGCTTTGTCGCATTGCAGTCACTTCCGGATTATTATAAACATTTATTATATATAGCCTGCTCAGCAAGCTTCGGCATTAAGGCTGGAAAAGGTGCAATGGGTTTAATTAAAAAAGGAAAATAAAATGGGAACAAAGAAAACAATGAACGAAGGAATGAAAGCTTTAAAAAAAAGTAATCCTAAAATAGCTAAAAAAATAGGTTTTAAAAATGGCAAAGGTAAAGTTATAAAAGCTAAAGATGGCTTATATGCAAATATACACGCCAAAAAAGAACGTATTGCCTCAGGTAGTGGTGAAAAAATGAGAACACCTGGAAGTAAAGGTGCTCCAACAGCAGCTAATTTTAAAAGAGCCGCTAAAACAGCTAAAAAACAACCCTAATGCCTTTTAAATCGGCAAAGCAACGAGCATATTTATATGCTAATGAGCCAGAAGTCGCAAAAAACTTTGCTAAAAAACACGGAAATAAAATACAAGCTAAAGACGGTAAAAATTTATCTCAAGTTAGAAAAAGTTCTAAAAATCCAAAAGGAGTAGCTAATGGATGCGGAATGGTAATGGAAGATAGAAGAAAAGAGACTACATATGGCTAGTCCTGCTTGGCAACGAAAAGAAGGCAAAAGTGAGTCAGGAGGACTAAATAAAAAAGGTGTAGCTTCTTATAGAAAGGCTAATCCTGGTTCTAAATTAAAAACAGCAGTTACAACAAAACCATCAAAGTTGAAAAAAGGTTCAAAAGCTGCTAAAAGACGTAAGTCATTCTGTGCAAGGATGGAAGGTATGAAAAAAAGAAGAACTAGTTCTAAAACAGCAAAAGATCCTAATTCTAGGATTAATAAATCACTAAGGAAATGGAATTGTTAATATGAGTACACTAGCAGATCGAGTGAAACAAAACGAAGGCTTCAGAAATAAAATTTACAAAGATACCCTCGGGTTTGCCACTATCGGTTATGGCCATAAAGTAATAGAAGGAGATCCTTTTAAAGAAGGAGTAGAATATTCAAAAGAACAGCTAGAAGAAGTTTTTAAAACTGATTTAGAGCATGCAGAATTATTATGTGAAAATATGTTTATGTGTGATTTAAGTTATGATCCACCTGAATTGTTAAAGGAAATTTACACGGAAATGATATTTCAACTTGGCCCTGGAGGGGTCTCTAAATTTAAAAAAACTTTTGATTTTGTTAAAATGAAACAATTTAAAAATGCAAGTATTGAAATGCTTGATAGTCGTTGGAATAAACAAACCCCTAATAGAGCAAAACATTTAAGTGATTTAATGGCTACAATTGAAATATGAAATTACCCGGAAAAAGATTTGGTCCTCCTCCACTAAGAGGCCCTGATCCACAAGGATTAAAAATTAAACCAGGAAAAATTAAACCTATTCGTGTTTCTGATAATTTTCCTAGATTTAAAAATGGAGGATTAAGTAACAATACAGTTATGAAAAAATATAAAAGGAGTAAAATTGCCTGATCAAGTAATTGTTTTAGCTGAAAGGCTAAGAAAAGAAATAAAAACTAGACAAGAGCAGCTAACTCAAGTTATAACAGGTGAAGTAAAAGATTTCCCTGATTATAAGTATATATTAGGAAAATTACATGCTTGGAATGCAATCAGCCAGGAACTCACGGACCTGCTAAAAAAACAGGAGCTAGACGATGACTAAAACTAATGTGATACCTACAAAAGTTTTTGCCTTAGAGAAAAAAAATAAAGAGATAAAAGAAAAAGAGAAAAAACCCGAACATTCAAAATTACCTAATCCCAGTGGTTGGAGATTATTGGTAATGCCTTTTAAATTAAAAGATAAAAGTAAAGGTGGAATTATTCTAACAGATAAAACTGTTGAAGAAAGCCAATGGTCAACCAATGTAGGATTGGTAATGAAAGTTGGTGATTTATGCTACAAGGATGATGGAAAATTTCCTACAGGTCCTTGGTGTAAAGAGAAAGATTGGATATTATTCGGCAGATATGCGGGAGCAAGAATTAAAATCGACGGTGGAGAACTCAGATTACTTAATGACGACGAAGTTATGGCAGTTGTTAAAGATCCTGAATACGTTTTATCACCGCTAACAAACTAACATGAGGAGATAGTCATGCCAGAAGCACAACCATCATTAAGTGAAGAAAAAACAATACCTATTGAAGATACAGGTAATCCTGTTGACGTAGAAATAAATGATACTTCAACAGAAGAAGAAACAATTCAACCAATTGAAACAAAAGAAGAGAATCAAAGTGATTCTGAGCATGAAGAGTATTCTTCTGGAGTTAAAAAGAGAATAAATGATTTAACAAAAAAATGGCGTGAAGAAGAACGTCAAAAAGAAGCAGCTATAAAATTTGCGGAAAGTGTTAAAAAGAAAAATGACACCTTACAAAAACAATTTACTAGTTTAGATGATACTTACATTGAAGAAGTTGCTCAAAGAGTAGATGCTACTGAATTAGCCTTAAAAAGAGCTATAACTGAAGCACATCAAAAACAAGATTTTGAAGCTGTTGCGGAAGCTCAAGCTAAATTAGCTGAAAATGCTGTTCATAAACAAAGAGTAGTTTCTGCTAAAAGTAAAAAACAAGCAGAACCTGTAGAGCAAAAGGTAACTCCGGAAGCTCCTGCACAAGTTCAACAACAAGTTCAACAAACTCCACAACCAAGTGAAAAAGCTCTTCAATGGGCACAACGAAATCAATGGTTTGGTCAAGGAGAAGGAAAAGATCAAGCAATGACATATGCTACTTGGGGAATTCATACTACATTAGTAAATGAAGGAATGAATCCTGAGTCAGATGAATATTATACTGAAATTGATACTAGACTAAAAGGGTATTTTCCTGATAAGATAGGACAAACGAATTCTAATTCGAATATTACTAGCAATAAGGTCGTCCAGACTGTTGCTGGTGCTAATTCTCGGGTTGGAAATAAAACTGGACGCCGTACTGTGAAACTCACACCATCACAAGTAGCCATAGCTAAAAAGCTAGGTGTGCCATTAGATGAATACGCAAAATTCGTGAAGGAGTAAAATATGGAAAACGTAAAACTAAAAAAAACTACTCGACACGCTGAAACTAGGGACTTACAAGCTCGTAAAACGGTCTGGTCCCCACCGAGACAACTAGATGCACCAGTACCCCCTGAAGGGTTCAAGTATCGTTGGCTCAGAGCAGAACTTCAAGGTCAGCCTGATGATAAAAATATTACATCAAGGTTGAGAGAAGGTTATGAACTGGTCAGGGAAGATGAACTTTCAGCAGAGGATGTAATGAAATATCCTTCGCTTTCTGAAGGTAAGTACAAAGGTGTTATAGGAGTTGGAGGTTTGCTATTAGCTAAAATTCCTCTTGAAATGGCTAAATCTAGAAATGAATATTTCCAGAAAAAGTCTAAAGAGGTGCAAGAAGCGATAGACAATGAGGTTCTAAAAGACGAGCACCCGAGCATGCCTATGTCAAGTAATAGGAGCTCAAAAGTAACATTTGGAGGCAATCAATAATTCTGAATTGGTCGGGATTTTGATGTTTCTAGAAAAGGAGTAAATTATGGCAAATGTAGATGCGCCTAGAGGACTAGTTCCTGTTAAAATGCTTGGTAACAAGTATGAAACAGCTGGTTTCTCTACTTATAAAGTTGCTTCTGGTTACACATCAAACATCTTTAATGGTACAGCCGTTCAACTAAAAGCTGATGGAACTATTGAAATAGCAGTAGACGCTAAATCAAACTCTGCAAAAATTGTAGGAGTTTGTGGTGGTGTAAACTACGTTGATTCAACAGGGAAACCAATTTGGAAGAACTATTGGCCAGCTTCAACTGTAACGCAAGGAGCAGTAGCAGCGGAAATTAAAGTTTATGATGATCCAGATCAACTATTCATCGTTCAAGCGGACGGTGCTGCCGATCAAACATCGGTAGGAGCCAATGCACCTATGGTAGGTAACGCAAATGGTAACACAACTAACGGTATGAGTTCTATGGAATTAGACTTTTCTGGACTAGGAGCTGCCGATGAGCAGTTGAGAGTTACAGGAATAGTTCAAGCTCCTAACAATACTGCTGGTGAAACAAACGTAGACTTGGTTGTTAGAATTAACGATCACGCTTACACTAACTTAGCGGGGATATAATATATGGCTATTTCTAGATCCCAGTTAGCCAAAGAATTAGAGCCGGGTTTAAATGCTCTCTTTGGCTTAGAATACAAACGCTATGAGAACGAAGCAGCAGAAATCTTCGACCAAGAAAGTTCAGACAGAGCTTTTGAAGAAGAAGTAATGTTAGGCGGGTTCGCTGGTGCTCCTGTGAAAAATGAAGGTGCGGCAATCAATTATGATACTGCACAAGAATCTTTCACTGCGAGATACACTAACGAAACTATTGCTCTTGCTTTTGCTATCACTGAAGAAGCTGTAGAGGATAACCTTTACGACAGAGTCAGTGCTAGATATACAAAAGCTCTAGCTCGTTCGATGGCTAATACTAAACAGGTTAAGGGTGCTAATATTCTTAACAATGCATTTTCTGCAAACGCTGCTGATTTTGGTGGAGACGGAGTTGCTTTAGCTTCTACTGCTCACCCAACTTTAACAGGTGGAAACTTCTCTAATAGAAGTGCTACAGATGCTGACTTGAACGAGACTTCTCTTGAACAAGCAGTTATTGATGTTGCTGCTTTTATTGATGAAAGAGGTTTGAAAATTGCATTGAAACCAATGAAAATGATTATTCCTTCAGCTTTACAATTTGTAGCTGATAGATTAATGAATTCAACGGGTAGAGTAGGTACAGCTGATAATGATATCAACGTATTCAATCAATCAGGATATATTCCTCAAGGATACAGCGTAAATCATTATTTAACTGATACTGATGCATTCTTTATTAAAACCGATTGTCCAAATGGCTTTAAGCATTTTGTAAGAACACCAATTACAACTGCTATGGAAGGCGATTTCGATACAGGAAATATGAGATACAAAGCTCGTGAAAGATATAGCTTTGGTTTCTCTGATCCAAGATGTGTTTACGCATCTCAAGGTAGTTAAAAACTAATTCTTTCTTAGGTGAAAAAGGCGCTTGTATGAGCGCCTTTTTTATTTTATAATCTTTTTTCCTAGATTAATTATAATTCTGCAGACTGGCTAGGCAGACGGTATAGAGACTGCATTATTAGGCCTATACGCCAGGAGGTAAACATGGGTACTACGACTTTTTCCGGTCCGGTTAAATCGGGCAATATATTAGAGACAGGTGGAGCAAACCTTGGAACTAATATTTCAAATGTAAATTGGTTGACAAATACAGCTTCAATTTATGTTCAATCACCTTCTCCAGCAGCGGCTACTGCTATTAGTTTAGTAAGAGCTATAACTACTGGGGATTCAAATAATAACGGTTCATTTACTGTTCTTATCAATGGTACTGGAACTACTAACGGATCTTTTGTTCCTGCAAGTAGTGATACTATTGGTGGAGCATCTTGGGCTCGTAAAATTATGTTTACAAGCACAGGAAATGATTCCGCATTAAGATTTACTGTAACAGGAACAAATGCAAATGGACAATTATTAACAGAGAGTAATATTACTGGTCCTAACGCAGGCACTTCTTTTACTTCAGGCTTGTTTAAATCTGTTACTTCTATCACTTCTTCCGCAGTAAGTACTGGAAGCATAAGTGTAGGAATTGGACATACAGCTGGTGATCAATATCAGCATGCTATTGGAGTTATTCCATATGGTTCAGCACTAATTCATTTAACTACTTATCGTTACCAAGCATGGAACGGTGGAGGTAATGAAGTGTTAGAAATTGGAACTACACTTGATGTAGATCAATTTGGTGACATTGCTACTGCTACAAACAAAGGTGCTGTTACTGCTAATGATAATGGTGATGCTATTCTTGTTGATGCAACTCAATGGACTAAATGGCTTGTTGTTCAACAAGATCCAACTGCAACCGCTGGTAATTTTGGCTATGAAATGGATTGTAATATGATTATTACATATACTCCATCAGGTACCCTTGCTACCACTGGTAAAAATATATTTGTTGCAGAATATGCACAAAAAAGATTATTGAACGCTGAGGCTTGGTAATCTAAACAAACAAGGGTGGGGATAAAACCTCACCCTTAACTTATAAGGAAAAATATGGGAAACGTATCACATGTCACTGCCCGTCGATTTGTCGATGGTGCAGCCGATTCTACTACTTCTATTGCCGCTGCCCAGACGATAGGTGCTCCCGGTAATTTAATAATAACTGGTGCTGCTGCTACTTTTGGAACAGCTAATCAGGGTAAAAAAGTTAGTATTACAAGTACTGCTAACTTTTCAACAACAGATTTTACAATAAGAGGAACTAGTCCTAACGGACAAGCTGTAGCAGAAACTGTAAGAGGTTTAAATAATAATACAATTTTAAGTGTTAATTATTATAATACTGTTACACAATTAAGTTCTTCTACTGCTTTAGCAACAAATGTTTCTGCAGGTGTTTCTGGTAATGCAGGATGTGTTTATCCTGGAAGAACTAGAGTAAGAGGAATGAGTGGAGATATCCAAGCAGATGTTTTACTTACTTTTTCAGATGTTAATCCCGCTGCTGTTGTAATAGATACTGCAACTGGATGGTCAACTGCTATTACTAGAATGGCTGTTGATGTAGCTGCTGGACAATATGATCCATACATTCCAGATAATGGATTGTTATTTAAGTCTGCTTCATATGTTGAATGGGCTGAAGGTGGATTAGCTGTAAAAGGTTTAACTATTTTCTTTGACGGTTAATAATGACACCGGAAAGATTATCAGCTTGGAGAATTTTTCCTAGATTATTAATTACACTGTATGGTATTTCATTTTGGCGTACCACAGAATGGTTTATGGGGTTGCCAGATCCTACTAATGCACAATCAGCTTTTGTATCAGTAGTAGTAGGCGCTGGAGCCGCATGGTTCGGACTCTATGTGGGAGGAACCAAAATAACAATAAAGGAGAAAAACAATGTTTAGTATAGCTATTTTTAGAACGTTAGAAATTTATGAACAATCAAAGAAAAAATAATGAAATATTTTAAATATCTAGCTTCACTACCAATTTTAATTTCTTTGATAGCTGGGGCATACGGAACTCTTAATTATGTCAATAAGCTGACATCACAAATTGATGCAAGCACGGACACTATTAATATATTAAAGGTAGAGGTAGAGAACTTAGAAGAACGTATATACAGCGATATAGATAACATACACAGAACTTACACAGATAAAACAAGTATGAACTCTAAGAACTACGCAGACGCTAGGGAAGAGCTCGTAAAAGAAATGGCCGAAATGGCAACATGGGTAGGTAGGCTCGAGGGCATTGTTGCAGCACTACGTGATGGTTCGTACAAATTAGCATCACAAGCAGAGTACCAGGCGTTAGAAGAGCTTGTTAGAGGTAACACAGATTCTCTTAGACAAATAGGATACGATATAAAAGAAATTGAAAGAGTAGCATCGGGCGGTTACTAATGAAATACGAACGTGGTCTACTTGTTTTTTTAATAGTGTTGTTAATCATCTGTTGTTTGTTAAGCACTAAAACACAAGCAAGAAATGATTATTTAGGTAGTAGCAACAGCAGCTGTGAACGTGGTAGAATAGATTTATATACAGAACTTAGAGGACTAGATGGTAAAACTATGTATTTAGATGGTGATGGTAATATAGATAATAATTATAATAGTTATAGTGATGATGTTAATGGAACTTTAGGTATACGTTTTAGTTGGCCATTACAATCTACCTGTAATGATGATACTATACAATTACTTCGTGAAAATGATAGACTACGGCAAGAGTTAGAGCTGTTAGCTAATTGTGCTAAATATAAAGACCTAGAACTAGGTGATGAATTTTCTACAGTTCGTGAATTATGTAAAGGTGTTAATAAAAAGATAGAAAATGAAAGTAAGTGATAAAACTAGCATAGATATGCCAATACGAAACTTGCTTAGCATTGTAGCGGCGGTGGCAGTAGGTGTGTGGGCTTATTTTGGAGTAGTATCAAGAATTACAAGCATGGAAACATCATTAATTTTAGCAGAAAAAGATTTAGAAAAGAATACAGAATTTAGAATTAAATGGCCTCGTGGTGAAATGGGAACCTTGCCTGCTGATTCAGAACAATATATGCTTATTGAGTTTATGGCAGAGCAGTTAGAAGGTATGCAAACTGAAATGGAATCTATGATGTCTAACACAGTTAATATAAATTTTTTAAAAGACCAAGTATCTAAATTACAAGGTGATGTAGAAAAATTAAAAGATAAAGTGAGGCAAAATGGAACCAGTCATTAGTGTAGTTTTCGCATTAGTTATGTATGTTAATGGTTCAATGGATGGGCATATGATGACAGATGGATTGTCTAAATGTTTAAAAGCTAAAAGAGAAGCAGAAAGAAATTTATCAGACAATAGAGTTAATGTTATTCGTTACGAATGTGATCGAGTTAAAGCAGAGCTCAGGCCAGATTTTGAGGGTAAATTAAAAATATATAAAATAATAAAAGATTAATGTCTGAATTAACAATTAAATCAGATTACTTTACACCAGTCAAAAAAAGGACTAATATAGAAAGATAATGCCAACTTATTCTACAACAAAGTCCTTTGATTTACAAATTAATGACATGATTCAAGAGTCTTATGAAAGATGTGGAATTATGGTTCGTGATGGATATGACCTTAAAACAGCAAAAAGATCACTTAATATTTTATTAGCTGAATGGGCTAATAGGGGACTTAATTTATGGACTATACAACAAACTAATAAAGCTTTAACTGCTAATGCTCAATCTGTAACAGGCACAGCTTTATATGGGAATGCAGCCGATGACGCTTCCGCAATTATTGATATTACAGACGTAGTTATAAATGATGGTACTTATGATTATGCAGTTACTTCTATAAGCAGAGCTACTTATTTTAATATGCCTGATAAAGCTACTTCCGGTAGACCCTCTCAATTTTATTTTCAAAGAGAAATAAATCCTACTTTGTTTTTATTTCCAGCAGTTCCTGCTAGTGGAAATTACACTTTAAAATATTATGCAATGATTAGAATGTTTGATATTGATACTTACAGAGACAATGCACAAATACCATTTAGGTTTATTCCTTGCATGACTGCAGGACTTGCTTATTATTTAGCACAGAAAAAAGCTCCTGAAAGAATGCAAGCATTAAAATTAATTTATGAAGATGAATGGAAAAGAGCTGCTGACCAAGACGGTGCTAGAACAAGTCTTTTTTTAACTCCGCAAGCTTATTTTCCATCGGTAGGTTAATATGGCTAAATTTGCAAGTGGTAAAAATGCTTTAGCTATATCTGACAGAAGTGGATTACAATTTCCTTACAGAGAAATGGTTAAAGAATGGACTGGATCGTTAGTTCATTATACAGAATTTGAAGCCAAACAACCTCAATTACAACCTATTAGAACAGCTCCAGAGCCACAAGCTTTACAAAACGCTCGGCCGGCAAGAGTAGAAACTCCTGCGGCTAGATTATTAACAGGTAATCCATTTTTTTCTACAAATGGTTCAGGGACTATTACAGTTATAGAATTTAATCATGGAAGAACAACAGGTGAAACAGTAAGATTTAGAAATTGTGTTGGAGGGTCTGGATTTACTCAAGCTAAAATAGAAGATTCTAATGGATACACAATAACTGTACCTGCTGGAGATGCAAACTCTTACACATTTAATGTAACAGGACAAACATCAGATCAAACAAACGTAAGATTTGGAGGTATGCTTTGCACTTCAGGTCCGGTTACTATAGAAGGATAATATGACAACATACGCAGAATTAGTAGATCAAATTAGAGCTTACACAGAAACAGATGCAAATGTTTTAACAACTACTATTGTTAATGATTTTATATCTAATGCTGAGAATAGAATATTTAGAGAAGTAGATTTAGATGCATTTAGATCTTATCAGATTGCTTCATTAACTGCTAACAATGCTTTTGTATCATTACCTGGCACAGGAATAGCAGAATTTGCTCTTATCAGATCAGTTCAAATTTATGGACAAAGTTTAGGTAATTCTCGTAAAAAATTAGAACAAAAAGATGTTACATTTATGAATGAATATTGGCCTGATAGAACTGCTACAGCTACACCTGTGTATTATTCAAATTGGAAAGCTGGGAACATATATCTTGCGCCGACTCCTAATTCCGCATATAATATAGAAGTAGCTTTAAATAAGTTACCAACAGGACTATCGTCTACAAATACGACTACTTGGGTTAGTATAAATGCCCCTAGAACGTTGTTGTATGCGTGTCTCTGCGAGGCTTTTAAATTTCTCAAAGGCCCCTATGACCTACTTGCTCAATATGAACAAGGTTATGCTAATGCATTACAAGACTTGTCTATAGAACAACAAGGTCGTGGCAGAAGAGATGAATATATGGATGGAGTTTTAAGGACTCCTCTTAAATCGCAACAACCATAAAAGGAGACAAAAATGGCTATAGCACAAGCAGTATGCAACACCTTTAAAAGGGATCTGTTAAAAGGATTCCATGATTTTGCAAATGGTGGGTCTGCATTCAAAATTGCATTATTTACATCAAGTGCAAATTTAGATGCAACAACTTCAAATTACAGTAATACGGCAGAAACTCAAAACGCTGGAGGAACATCAGCATATTCCGCAGGCGGTTTAGCTTTACAAAACCAATCTGTAACAGGAAGTACAACAGCTACAACAGCATTTGTTGATTGGAGTACTGATCCTGAATGGACTTCCGCTAGCTTTACGGCAAGAGGTGCAATGATATACAATACTACAACAGATGGCGGTTCAAACACTACAGATTCAGTTTGTATTTTAAATTTTGGTTCTGATTTTACAGCAACTAATGGTACATTTAAAGTTCAGTTTCCGTCACCAGGTACGGGTACAGCTATACTAAGATTATCGTAGGGATTTAGCATGGCATTGATTATCAATGATCGTGTTAAAGAAACCACGACAACAACAGGAACGGGAACTGTAAACCTTGCAGGAGCAAGCTCAGGTTTTCAATCGTTTGTCGCAGGTATTGGCACAACAAATACCACTTACTACTGTATTGCTATACAGTCAGGAAGTACGGAATATGAAATTGGTATAGGTACTATAACCGATGCTTCTCCCGATACACTATCAAGAGATACAGTTTTAGAGAGTACGAATGGTGATAATAAAGTAGATTTTTCTGCAGGTGCAAAAGATGTATTTTGTACATATCCAGCAAAGAAGGCACCATCTCCTGTCATGGATCCTACAGCATATGTGACAACACATAATTCTACAATTAGCGACGTTCAAACAATGGACTCTGGCGTTTTAGCTGGACCCGTATCTATTACAGGTACACTGTCCGTAACAGGAAATTTATTTATCTTATGAGCACGCTTGAAGTAAATAAAATTATACCACAAGGATCAGGTACTTCTCTTCAAATAGGAGAAAACGGTGACACCATAACGTTGCCAACAGGTACAGTAATAACATTACCTAACGGATCAGTTACAAACGACGAACTAGCAGGTTCTATTGCTAATAGTAAATTAGCAAACTCAACAATTACAATTAATGGATCATCTGTTGCTTTAGGTGGTTCAACTACCGTACAACCAGCTTTAACATTTCCAACAATTGGTTCTATCAATCCTTCAACAATAGAGAACACACAAACAGCAGTTACTATAACAGGAACCAATTATATTTCTGTTCCTTTTGTCGATGCAATTAATTCTACAACAGGAGCTATTGTATCAGCAGACTCAGTATCGTTTACTAGCTCAACAGTTGTTGTAGCGACGTTTACACTGTCAGTAGATGGCACCTATTTTCTTCGTGTAGAGAATAATGACGGGTTAGCTGTACGATCAGGTTCAGCACTACTAACAGTATCAGACGCACCAGCTTGGCAAACAGCAGCAGGTAGTCTTGGCAGTTTTGCTGCAGGGTCAAATGTTGGAACTATTACTATTACAGCGACAGATGCTGCCTCTTTTGCTATAACGTCTGGGTCTTTACCTGGAGGTCTTTCGTTGAATACAGCAGCAACTAATGCTACAATAACAGGAACAGAGTCAGGAGCAACAAGTCCTACGACGTATAACTTTACGGTAACG